ACTGCTTCATTAAAGACAGCAGAGTCAGAAAGAGAATCATGTCTATGGGACTTGTTCTCATACATCTTTGCAAAGTGGTGTGGCATAATATCATTATAACATGGTTTGACAAACCTTAAAAACTATGGTATAAGTTCAGCAGGGGGAAAGTTTTGGAGGTTCGTAATGTCCTGGTTTGGGGATATTATGGTTTGGATCGTAATGTCTGGATATGAGGTTTGGGGTTTGACAATTTGATAAAAGTATGGCACGTGCCCTTTCGGGTCACGCTACTCGTTTTGTTTGTCAACTAGTTCTTGAAAGTCACCAAACCCAATGTCGTCAAGTTCCATGCCCTCTAGTAGTAAGTCCCATGTTTCATTTATGTATTGTTGTAGTGATGGAGTTTCATTGATAATACCCTCGGCAAATGCGAAAGCAAGTGGCAAACCTAAATCGTTGTACTCAACGAAATCAACCCACTCATCTTCCATTTTATAATTAATCCATAACTGTCCAAGGATTAAAGCCTTGTTATCAAAAGTTGTTTTTGCCATAATTTGTACCTTCCTTAGTTTCTTTGGCTGATTCTGCTATTACCTGTAAACGATTATACACTACATGGGGCTGAGATTTTGCTAAGTATTCCCCGACTAATTCCAAATCAACTCTGAGGTCAGAAACCATGTTGCCCATTTTCATGGCAACCTTTTCTTCCTCTGTGACTCGTCTGCTTATACGCATAGTTCTCCCTTGTATCTATTGTACCAAAAAGTAGGGGGAAGGGCAAGCCCCACGCCGACCCTTCCCACCTTATTAATCTAGAGGACCCACTCCCTAGATCTGCTCAGCCAAAACTGGTAGGTATGCTACCATAAATTTATTCCAGTCAACTACGACAGTGGAGCCCACATGATTGATAGTTTCTTTAGCGATATCGATGACTACCGTGGTCTCACCTAAATCAAAGTTGCTGCCTGTGATAGCATAGATACCAAACCCTGTTTCTTCAAGAACAGAGTCTTGCATTAAATAACTAATCATCATGCGGGTGAAGTAGGCATAGTCTTTCCACCTAGGCTTTGAATGCTGCAGCGCCATTGCTAGGTCCCGCTGCCATTCTGTCTCACCCCAGTGACTATAGAGTACTACATGGGCCTCATCCTCAACATCTTTAAATACAAAGTTAATCCGTGCTCCCATTACTCTTCCTCCTCAACGTAGTCTAATACAACAACTGACATGTCTGCCCAAATTTCCTTGGCCAGCGCTACTTCATCCTGCTTGACATCACTGAACATAACAAAATTCATATGGGCCCCGCTTGGTTCATGAATAAGTTCTACTGTGTATTCGTTCATAGGAATGTAACGGTCCCTTCTAACTTAATACGCATAATGTCATAGGAGTCAATTGCTCCAGCAGTGTATTCATCTGAAGCATGATTGCCTTCGGCATGCATTTCATTTCTGAGTTCGGTTAGGGTTGCTATTCTTTCTTTTACATAGGCTAGCATTTCTTCATTTGTCATCATTTCTTTTCCAATCCTACTAGGGTCATTTCTTCAAGTGTAGCACATTGTGGGCATTTATACAAATCGTGCTCATCGAAGGCATCTCTGATAGTATTATCAGGGTCCTCGAATTCAGCGCTGCAGTTTTCACAATAGAACCAGTTATAACTAACTCTGACCTGAATGGTTGTATCAGGTGGGCAAGGTACCTCAGTGATGAAGTATCCTAATCTATTTACAAATCCCCAGCCGCTCCATACATATGAACCGCCGTCGTCTCCGTCACCATACATCCAAATTTTGTCAGGGGATTGAGACTTAACAAACTCTACTTCATCACCATATGTCTCAAACATAATACCGCCATAGCCATTGTCAAAGGATGCATTACTGTCTATATGGTTAATGATTGGTTTGTATGTATCACACCACTCATCAAAGTCCATTTCAATAAAGCGTTCGTTATTCACCAAGAATCTCCTTGCGGTTCTTTACTTCTTCCTTGGCAAAAGCGATAGCATATGTTAGGGCATAAACCTCAGACAGTGCGTCAAGATAGCCTGAAGCCTCTGTACGAGCCATAGAGTCCATGGCTTCCTCTGAGTATTCCTCTGCCTCAATACAAAGGTCTAACTGTTGCTCTGCCTCATACATAAGAGTTTTAAGGTGACCATGCAGGATATCTGCTCCGTCCATACCCATTTCTACTTGTTTCATTAAGTATGGGTCTAGTGTTGTGTTATTCTCCATTGACTGCCTCCAAATAATGGCGGGATACATCAATGGCACCTTCAAGGTAAGGAACAATGCTATCAGCACCGTCCTCGTTTTCTAGGTCTTGCTCTAGAGAGATGATGTTTATCTTTATATACTCTATAAGTGTGTTTAGGTCCATATATTAATTATACGGGTTCGTGTTGATTTTTACAACTTCACGGGGTGTGACCTTGCTCACATCTGTAATGATCGGAGCGTAAGCCTCTTCATAACTAATATAGTTTAACATCCTACCACAAGGGCATTTCATTGCCACAACTCCCAGGGGAAAGCCAAAGTCATCCCTAGCAGTAAACTCAACCAGGGCATCGCATTCATCAGGGTCGCAAACAAATGTATATCTACTCCACATTAGTCAAAGTACCCTTCTGCCCATAGCCCTGATAGGAAGTCTGAGGCTTGTGTAAGGTTTCTATGTAGCCAAGGGTCATCGTCAGGATTCACGGTAGTTAAAGCAGAATCAATAGCAAGAACCATGTTATCTAAATCATCTCTCTCATAACCTAACATTAGTTCTCCTCATCCCACCAGTATTTGACTATTGTATTCAAGGTAGTGTGGATGTTACAATCACAATCCCCACCGTTCATATTTTCCATGTATTCGAGATGTTGCTCATTGTCCATGTACATCTCATTGACTAATTCGTCAATAGTTCTCATTGTTTGGGTCATGTATTAATTATCGCATGGTTTGGGGGAAATGTCAACTCTATCGTAAAGATTTTTTGGTTTGACATTTTGGGGGATCTTTTATAGTCTTCGTAAAGATTTTTTTATTTGACATTTTTATGTCCGATTTGTACTATTTGTTCCCCACGTGGATTTTGCGAAGTGTACGGGACTTGAACCCGTGATCTCTACCGTGACAGGGTAGCGCATTAACCAACTATGCTAACACTCCATGCGAGCAGTTTTAAATCTTGCTCAGGATTTTTTGTTATGCTAAAGACATAACATTTTGTACAACTTTTAGCAAACGATTTTTTTCTGCGTTAATCGCAGGGTCAAATCCTGATGCTGATGCGAGAATGGATTCGTTAGAACCACCACGAGCAGAACGATACCAATCAAGGCGTTCAGTTAGCGCATTGAAAGCACCCCATGAATTACCCGCAATCATTCCGTTAAACTCGCCTGTGTAAATGTCGTTAATGACATCAACTTTATTTTCCCACTTCTTTAGTGAACCCTTAGCATCTGTTTCTGGCTTAGGATAAGCAGCAAGAATAATTTTGTTGAAATCAAGAGCAGTGACTTCTTTCTCAATCATTGCCTTAGCCATGATGTCAAATTCGTCCATGTACTTATTAGCCATGCCAAGAGTTTCACGAGCAATAGCAACCTTACCGCTTGCTGTTTGTGTGTGACGAATCTTGAATGATTGCTTGATGCCATTCTTTTTCTTGATTGAACCAAGCGCAAGGTTAAGAGTGTTAGCGCATACAACACGAACTGGCGTGATGCTTGCTTGAATAGCGATTGAGCCATCGTGTGATGTGTTGATGAGCAAATAAGTCTTTACCTTATCGGCAACACCGCTAGGGTCAAGAACTGTTTCTCGCTCTAGTGCTAACGCACCGAATACAACACGACCACCCTTGATTGAGCCAGCCGTTTCCCAACGACCACCACCATCTAGAATGTTATCGCCAAATGAAAATAAATCTTCATTCTGTAAAACATGGTAACGCTCACCAACGACACCAAGAATGTCGGTCTGAGAATTATCTGTTGGGTTAGTACGCAAAACGTATTGGTACGCCTTGTCGCTTGTTAAATGTGAAGGGGTTTCCAAATCTTCAAGACGAACATTCCAACCATTAAGACTAGCAGCAGCCAGCATCTCTGATGTAGATTTTTCTTCTGTAAAGACTGTACCCAATCCATGCCAAGCAGGTTCACGGAAAGATGCGAATGATGCTTTTCCGTTTTGTGTTTCTAGGTCATGTGCCATGAGTTTTCTCTTTTCTGTTGTTGTTAATCTAAGTATACATGGGTGGACTGACAAAGTCAAATCGTATAAGTAAGCATGGGACAATTGGGGCATTTCGTAACTGTATCGTAAATCACAATGTGATCTTGATCATGTGGATAACCTGTGGATAAGCCCCACGTGGAATTTTTCACGGAATAATGAGAGAGCAGTTTATGTAGAGACATGCTCAGGTCCTTTAGTAGCCCCCTACTAAATATCTATTCTGTCAACACTGGATGACAACCAAGAAATATTATCTGAGTCGTATTGAACGGTATCAAAATCAATATCGTGAATTACATTCTGTGCAGACTCTTCATCACGAGCATTAACGGTGACTGAATACATAACTGTAACTTCTAATTCGAATTCTTTCGTTAATTCGAATCCAACGATTTCCGCAATCTCTTCTGCTTCTGACTCATTAATTGTTCCACTCTCAAGCGCTGAGAGAGTCCATGTCTGCATATCTTCTGTAATACGGTTACGCTCTGCAGAATCTGCATATGAGCGCTGAGTTACTTTTTGAATGTGGTCCTCAAGTTGAGCAATGCGCTCATCCTTGATTTTAATTTGAGACTGAAGGAATTCCTGTGTTGTGTTTGGTATTACTGTTACTGATGTTTCTGTTTGGTCCATGGGGGCCTCTTTCTGTTAGTTGGTTAATTCAATTGTACTGGGTGCCACTGACATTTGTCAAGGGCCCTTGCGGGGAGCAGTTTTGATACATACTCAGGTAGTTACACTTCTTGCAGTTGGTGTGAACTGGCTCTATAGTATTTATATGATCGCCCTAATCAGCCTGGCGAAGTCTAATTACTTTGCGTACTGGTATGTATACGATAGGTGCTGGCTCTTATACTTAGCCAATTCGTTGGCGGTAGTTACGATAGCATGAGCCTTGATAGCAGTCTTATCTGTAAACTGGAGAATAGTCTTCTTGCCTTGTGTGATAGTGAAATTATACATTTTAAATCCTTTTCGTTGAGTGGGGGTGGGTGAGCAGTTTATCAACATACTCAGGTTGTTGGTTTAATTAGAGATACTGAGCAACCGCATTATAGGTGCTAGTATTTACAGTTTCCTCATCTGTCATTTTAAGAATACGGATTGCGTTTTCCAATTCCTTCTTTGACTCACGATAAGTGTGATGACCGATTTGCTCGAACTCACGCTCAGGCTCGGCAGGGAAAGTGCCTTCCTTAGTAACAATGTCGAAATCAACATTGAGAGTGTTGTTCCAATTACGATAGTTGGTGCGTAGGTTTTCAGCCTTTGAGAAGTTAGCAATAGCCCACTTTCCAATTTCCTTTTTCCATGCTTCGTGTGACTTCTGATACTTTGCTTCGTTTGCTTCTTGTGTTGAGAAGTCTTTTTCTAACTTAGAAAGTGCGCTTTCTAGTGCCTTGATTACCTTTGGTGTTGCGATTTTAACTGAGATTGCTTTTGCTCTAGCCATTTGTTTCTCTTTTCTTTTGTGGGGTATTAGTTGGGGGTGTTGAGTAGTTTTAATTCATACTCAGGAATAAACTATTTACTTACTTAGCCGTCCAAGTTGTATAACGAGTTGCGCCATTTACATCTAACTTTACACGAACATTTCCATTAGCCTGTGGTGTAATCTCTGTGATTACTCCGCTGACCTTTGACTTCTGTGTCGTGAAAGTATCTCCGACTTTGTAAGTTGCTGTTGCTACTGCCATTTTGTTTCTCTTTTCTGTTTAGGGGTTGTTATTTGGTTATACCTAAGTATAACATTTTGGGGATAAAAATGTCAAATCCATTTCGACATTTCTCACATTGTGAGATTATTTGCTTGTCTTGACCATAGCAAGGCGTTGTGCGCCATTTGCCAAGATTAGACTAACTCTGGTAACCTTATTAGACATTGGTGTAAAACCTGCGATACGACCTGTAACGCCTGTCTTGCTGGTTGTAAATAAATCACCAATTTGGTAAGTGTATCCGTGAAGTGTCATTGGGTCTTGCCTTTCTGTTGTGGGGGTTAATTGCTTATAGTATAATTCTAGCAGAAAAATGTCAGAAATGCCAATCAAGGGAGGGTTTTGGGGTGTGTCCTTAATCACATCTTAAAGGCGTGTCGCAACTTGACAAACCAAAAGTTTTGCCCACGTGGATCCTTGCAATTTTTATTGGTGAAAAAATAAAAGTATTAACAACCAAAATAAAAATATTAATTGCAAGGAATTCATTTATCTCATTTCTTAGTCGCAGAAAAAATTATGTCACTCTTAGAGTATACACACAATGAGCAAGAAACGCAAGCGGAGCCAGCGGATGAGATAAGTGGAATTTGTTTATTATTCTCAGGACACTTAGCAGCAGGCTTACCAATCATTTCTTTTACATCGGCTTGACCGATAGCAAAATTCTTAGCAAGGTATGCCATGCGAACACCGCTATTAATTTTTAGATCAACGGCAGTTTTAACATTCTCACTATCAGCAGAAAAGTAAAGTGATAGGTTTTCAATGTCTTTAAGGATTAGAGCAGCAGACTTAACACGAGTGTATACCCAGAATTGAATATCAGGATTAAGTTTGATTACATCGGACCAGGCAGTGGCATAAGTATCGTTAAAGAAATCTCCGTCCCAGTGAATGCGAAATAGCATAGGTGCGTCTTTCTTTATACAATCAGCCTTGAAATCAGCAATCATCTCAGCAATGAGATTAAGCATAGTTAAATAGTCTGCGTCTTTTAGCAGGGCCCAATTGTGTAATAGGTTAACCTTTACGGTTGGGAATACCTTTTCGAGTTTTCCTGCGTAGCATACGCTTTCACATACACTAGTGGCACCAGGGCACGAGAAAGCCTTTCCAGCAGGTAGGCCAAAGGTATTTGCGATACTTGCTTGTTTTCCATTAGAGGTGACGGCATTAGCGACCTTTCTGTCTTTAGATCTTTTTAGTTTAAGTGTATTAGTAGTCAAGGCCTAGACTCATTTCTAGAGCAATGTCTTCATTGTAGTGTGCGGACATTTCTTCTAGCAAGCAATGAGTACATTTTTCCTCATATGCGTCAACGGCATTTTCTTTACATTCAGGGCAGGTTGTTGCGTAGTATTCATCATAAAATTCATCTGCGATATTTCCCATGGGGCTATTCTCCTTTTTGTTGTTTATCTAATTGTAGCATTTCTGACTGACATTTTCTACCCTTGCGAGTATATTTCTTTTTAGAGGGTACGGCAGAGGCAGCGTTGCTACGGCGTAATTCCATAAGCCTGCGTAATTCCTCTGGATTTTTCTTCATAAATTAATCTTAGCATACATGGGGAAAAAATGTCAAATCTTAAACTGTGACAAATCTCACAGGGCGGGACGTGTAGCACGTGGCATTTTTGTGCGGGGAAGCACACAAAAATACTTTAACTATTCTTCATCTTCAATAAAAACATAAAACGGAATTGTATCAGTATAACTATACAAGATAACTTCTTTTTCACCAAATTCGTTTTGAGTTTCTACTGAATAGTTATCTCCTGTTGAATCACTTTCTAAATAAATAACTTCAACAATGTCATCACCAACTTTAATTAAATCGCCAATCATCAATTGGCTTGGTGTTAGATCATCAGCGTGAATTAGTTCCATAGCAATCATTGTATCAGACAATTTATTCCTCATCTTCATAGTTATCTACTGGGTCAATGAACCATGATAAGTGGTGTTGGTCTACAATAGCATGGGCAGGGGCATGACTCATACCCTTATAGAATACGCCTTCAGGCATAGCAATAAATCGGTCATAGTCCTCATCATAGTATGCGTCAATAGCATCTATGCAAGGTTGCACCATGCTTAGTGGTACTGGTGGATAGTGATTACCCTGTAAGTGATACGCTAACTGCGTTTCTAAATCTAATACGCTATCTGCTAATCCAATTGCTGTTACGCTTCCCATTATTATTTCTCCTCAATTTCTGCGACATAGGTTTCTAAATCTTCGGTTTTCCAATCAAACCAACGGACGGCATCTTCTTCGTTATCTGCCTCGATAGTTATGAAAGTAGTAAATTCGTATAGTGGCATTATGCTTTTACCTGTACCCTTCCGTCACGATAAAATACTTTGGTGTAACACTTTCCTGTTGGAGTGTAAAGATTAACTGTTGAGTATTCGTTAGCAAGTCCCCAATCAGTAAATCGAAAAAAACTTTCCCATGCGCCAAATTCATTTTCATAGCGTTGTTCCCAATGAGGTTGTGCCTCTGAGTCATACTGGCAAGTGATTAAGTATTCATAGTCCATTATTCTGCCTCTTTCGTTGTAAATAGTGCGCCTTCATTAAGTAAGCCTAACTCTAAATTAAACAATTCATCGCTATTAGCCTGAGACAAGTCTATCCAACCTGCGCCCTCGTTGTCAATTCTAAAAATTTCAATGTATCCCATTAGTGTTGTTCCTCGCAATTCTGTGTATAGTCAAACTCGTGGTAATAGCAACCCATAGCCTCGCCGTGGGCTTTACAAGTGTATTTAAATTGTGACTCATCACAACAAAATCTCATCTCATCTTTAATTAAATAAAACTCGTTTTCGTCAATGTATTCTTTTAGCATTAGTCATTTATCCTTACTGCGAGAATACGATAAGTATCTTTTAGATTAAGTGGGGCTGAGTAGTGAGGGCGAACCTGAACACGATAACTTTCTGTATCTGTTCCATACCAGACATCAGACTTTTCTGCTGAGATAATTTCTCCCTTTAGTGTGCGAGAGTGATAAGTTTTTCCTACAAGTAGGCTTTCGATAGTGTAGACATTTGCGGACATTTATTGCCTCTTTCTTTTTGTTGATAATTCTATCCTATCATAGGGGTCTGACATTTTCGGTTAGACACGCCGTATGCGGATAGACTTTCTTTTATTTATTTTTTCTTACTATGTAAGTCTAGCCTATTACTCATAAATTATCAACCTACTAGCGAGTAATCTTAAATAGTGAGACGCTCAAGTCGTGTGATTAATCTCACAAAATTTCGGGAGTGTCGTAACCAACATCATAAATCACCCTGTGTATAACCCTGTGGATAAACCCCACGTGAAATTTTGAGCAGTTTTTATTCATGCTCAGGAATTTATTTTATTTTTTAAGTCGTTCAGTTCGCAAAGCAACTTGAAGTCTGCGAATTTCTTTTTGTTGTTCTACATTTTGTTTCCAAAATAATAACATCATTGAAAGAGATCCAGCCAAAGCAATTACAATTGCAATTAGTGTTCCGTTATCTAAAATCATTTACTCATCTCCAATTCTTTATAGCAAGCAAGAGCAAATCTGTTTGCGTCAAATCTTGGATTATCTGTTTCAAACATTAGAGAAAATTCATCCACTAAATCAGCGAACAGCATTTCTCCTTGCTCATCAAAAACAGATGTAGCAAAGTAATTGCTAAGAATTTCGGCAACCTTTACATAGTCTTTACGAGTCATCATTATTCGGCCACCTTTAGAATTGCGTAGGACCCACGAGCATTTATCTCGTCAAGTGTTTCTTTTAGCGCAGGCGCTACTAAATCTTTTAGCATTCCCTCAAGCATAGCAATTAAATCTGAGTGAGGTATCGATAAGGCATGTTGTGCCACTGGATGAGTTTCATCAAACTCTGTTACGAACTTTAGTGAGTGTTCTACTTTTACCATTTATTTTATTTCCTATTCTTTTAGTTTGCTTCGGGTGTGTTAAATAAGTTTAAGTCTTGTTCCATACCGAAATCGCATACGCAAGTTTCGACATCGAAATTATCATTATCGCCAAAAAAGATTAAACCTGTTGAGTGGCATTCCTCGCAGGGAATTGTTAAGACGGAGTTTATCATTTATAGAACCGCCTTTCCTCTAAGAACACCGCTAACGCCTAAAGCGTCACACGACATTTTTACAGATACGCCAACAGGTAATTGTGTTGGATAAGTTGAGATGAATTGAGCAACCGCACCTTTAGAGGCAAGGCTGATTTTTTTGGTAGAACCTGTAAAGGTTTCTAGTGTTATAGTGTAAGTCATTTTGACTACCTTTCGTTTGTTTGTATAATTAAGTATAACAGGGGGGGCTGACAAATTAGGCACTTATTTGCTTAGGCTCACTGTGATACTGGTCACATTTATTTGCTAAGGCTCATTGCTTATTTATCTTTATTTAATTGTTATAGTAGCAATACTAGCAGATAAAAGTCAAAAAGTCAAATCGACACGCCGTAAAATGGGAAAATATTTGTGTGACCTTAAACACATTAGTTATCCACAGCCTGTGGAAAACGCCACGTGGAAAAATCGCAGTGTTTTATTTCTGCGATCTTTTTTATTTATTCTTTTACAAATAAATAAGCGCCATAAAATAAACAAATAAAAGAAAACCAAAACAATGCGTTACCGCTTACAAAAAAGTTATTCATTAGTTTCCTCAATTTCATTTAGCAATTCCCAAAGTATTGGTTCTAACGCAATTGCGCTTTCATCTAATTTTTGTTGGAGTGTTTTCATTTTTTATTCTCCTTATAAAGAAAATCCCAAGCCTTACGGCATAACACGATAGACTTACAGTTATCGCAACAGATAACCCCGTGAGGGTTAAGGTCTAAGTCATAGACATCAACGCTTGCTGATGTTGCGCCACATACTGAGGCGAGGTTTACATAGGTACTCATTATTTTACTCCTTCGAATAATTCTTTACACTTATTAGGATTTTCCCAATAAGGCTGACCCTCATGGTAGAGGGCGGGGGCTAATACAACCTGACCGCATGGGCATAGGTTCATTAAGCCTTTAGGGTAATCGCTTACAGTAGCGAATTTAGTCCAAATACTCATTTAGACACCTTCCATCTTGTCCACATAGGTAGACGCTCAGGGTCGGTATCATCATACCAACGCTCAATGTTATTTTCACAATCTTGGCAGAAAGTAAATTGCTCATCTCCAATTTCTGAGATAGCAGATTTCATAGGGTTATGCTCTGAAAACTCTGAGCATTTTGTTATTGTTAGTGTAGTCATTTTAGACCACCTTTCTTTAGAGGATTTCTTTACCTCATTTTTTCTTGATACTGTAAGTATAGCAGGGGGGTCTGACAAATTGAGGGGTATAAATGGGATAAATCGGACATTGTGAGGTGTATCACATGAGAGGTAGGTCACATTTATCGGGGGAATTATAACAATAGCGTAACAATCCTAGTAGTATCGGTGTGTCGACTTGACAAAATGGCACGTGCGATCAGTGTGGTATAAATCACATACGACACGCCGTGTTTGGACTTGACTTTTGGGGTATTGTGTGATAGTATTCTACTATAGAAAATAAAGAAAGGAATTCAAAATGAATTCACTAACATTAGAACAAAAAATCGCTAAGGCTGCCCACATGGTAGCAAATGGTCAGGTAGTGTCCTTTAGAGGAGCCTCTGCCGATACCTACATCAAGGTTGAGCGTATGGCTAACCGCATTAAGCAGGAGCGTGAGTTCCCACAGTGCCCATGCGGACAGTGTGACTAAGCACACACCAACACACCCCCAAATAGGGCTGGTTTTGTCAGTCCCCTAGTGTAGAATACTAAGTATAAGAATCAAACAAAGGACAGTAAATGATAAAAGACGAATTAAGAGATGAAGCCGTTAAGTTAGCAAAAGAGAAGTACGGCGATAACTGGTTAGCAGGTCTATGGGGTTGCGCTGGTGTATTACTAACAGAAAAAGATTTCAAGGTTATTATTAGCGTTATGGAGAAATAAGAATGAACCCTTTTACATCATTGATTGATTGGTTAGATGAGAACGCAGACTATGCCCCTATTGGAGCATTTATAGGCTTAGGCATAGCATTAGTGTTAGCCTTTACACTAGGAGCATAAGAACTATGTTATCCGAACGAGATAGACGAAGGGCACACCTCAAAAGCGGGGGAACAATAAGTAACTACGACAGAAGCCATTACAAGAAAGAAGAACAAATGATAAAAGCAACATTAACAACAACAATGGGTACTACTAAGGGTATGGAATTCGATACTAAGGAACACCTACTAGAGTTTATTGAATTGTTTGAGTCGGCACTACCATTAGGTACGGCAGTCAACATTGATGCGCCACTAGTAGGCATCCATAGTGGGTGGATACAGGGTAAGGCACCCAAAATCTAAGCAACTAGATAGATCAAACTAGTAGTGTGTCCGTTATGGGCGCACTATTTTTTTATGTTTTTATTCTCAATACTATGTATCATACATCTGGACAAAATATTCAGATTTTAGGCTATTTGGGTTTTGGGCATGGTATAGAAAGGCTCAATGAAAGAGGTGCTATAATTATATAGAGTTCTTGTAGGAGGAATTATGTTAACTAACTATTTTGAGGCTTCAGAAAAACCTGAGTTACTAGAGACGTTTATGGCCAAACTGGTTTTAAGCATAACTGTCGAAAAAGGTTTGGATCAAAGCGCAATGTCAGCCGATGAAAGACAGGAAGTTGGCATCACTATCACTCAAGAGTGGGCAGATGGTAAAACTTTGGTAGAGATGTATGATATCTTGTTTGAAAAATTTGGCTCTGAAGAAGAACAAGCAGATTATGCAAACTGGAAACTTTCCATCTAATTTTATTTTTCAGAATCATTAGGAGATCAATATGGGAATCTTAGATAATCTAGAAAATGCCTGGGATGACGAATTCTTATTCGAATCCAAGCCTATACCAGTAACAGACAATATGGGAAGGTCAATAGAAGAGCCCAACCTGGCTGTAAAATTATTTTCAGAAACCTGTTGCACAGAATGTGGTTGCAAAAATGGATAGCGATCAACAACAACTAACTCCAGAACAAGCACAAGCAATTTTATTATTTCAGATTGAGCAGAGAATAAGGTTTGCTATTGCAAAACAAGTTGAGAATAAATTTCACGGTATGTATCATAATGCGTCACACGATATAGCACAGTTTATAAGAAATAGCGCTTAAGGATAAGCAGATCCATCAGTTTTCTCAACATCACCAAATAACTCTGGGTTTAAGATAACTGGTTTGTCGACAGTTCCTCTAACAAACGAAGTAGAAAAATACCTATAGCCATCACTTGTAACTTCTGTGGTTCCATGTGGTATATTTCCACCATGCATAACTAAAGACCTGGCTTTTGGTTTGTGAGAAAAATCCAGGGATGGATAATGTATCTCTCCACCTAGATAATCGTCATTGTAATATATAACAATCCCATAACGAATATAGTAATCAATCTCTTTATTCCAATAGTCTTTATGTACTTCCATAAAGTTTCCACTTGGGTGTCTTTGCAACGAAACGTGATCAAAGTATAAAACATCGTCAAACAAGGTTTTTACTTTGTCGCTAATTTGATAAAAGACTGGTGGAAGTTCTCCTATTTTTTGCTTTCCAAAAAAGAAACCTTTTTCGTATTCTTCGTTATAAGATTTCCACCATTCAGCCTCATCTAAGGTTTTGCAATAGTTCAAAACCTCTTCTTGCTCTTGGATACTTACAAAGTCTTCAATCTCGTAAATGTCGGGGGATAGAAGGTTAACCTTCACTGGCTAATTCCCACATACGAATATCAACAAACCCATAACGAGATAGATCAGCCAACTCCTCAGTATCTGCTTCAATAACAAGTCTTACATTTGACTCGACATCAAACCCTGGCTCGTACTCTTTTTGGGCATTTGCCAGATATGCTTCTTGAATCTTTTCTAAAATTGGTTTGTAATAAAACTTAGGCAATTACGCCACCTGCTTTTAACTTGTCATAGATGTTTGACATCATAAAGCCAAGGCTTGGCTGTGATTGCTCAATTTGAGACTTTAGCGCTGTCTCATCTAGTCCAGCCTGGAGGCCTAATGCAAGATTATCTGCATTGATGCTTTCCATCATTATGTCTACTGCTTGTTCTTTTGTCATACCCATTCCTTTTCTTGGTCGTAAGTTACAGAGTACTCCCCTGTAAATATCTCTGCATAAGAGATGATATCTCTATTATACCTTATAAGGGTTTCTTTGCCAACTTTGTCACACAGGTACTTCCTACCATTGGTTAGTTCCTGGAACTTCATCCCCTGCCCTTCTAGGGCCTTATTAAGGGTATCCAAGTAACGTTCCTTGCCATAACGTTTTGACACAAATGATTGATCAACATAATCAAACCTTGCTTGTGCATCATTCTTTCTTGCAATGTCCGAATTGTCTATTATGTACCTTGTTGCAAAATGATCCATCCGTGTAGACCAGTTTCGCATGTTGTCGCTGTATTTCTCCATGTTCTTGAGAGTTGAGTCAGCGAAAGCCATGCGTATAAGGTCTTGTTCGGAGAGATCAGCCTCTATTGCGAAACTTATCAAAAAAGCGGTTGCGAAAGGAAACTTGTCGCTATATGTCGAAACGCCAAAGTGAACATTTGGATTAAACGACTCGACAGACATATTATCTTCCAAGAGTCGCATATGGTTTCCGAGAGATACAAACTCTTGTCGATTCATATCGCAGTCGACGAACAAACATTCTTCTGGATTGATCCCGTCGGCGAGACATAAAAGATTTTTATCGTACGAACCCACTATTTTCGAACCGTTAAAACGCTCTAGTAATTTTGCGGACATAAAACCATCCATGTCAGGGGATATAATAAGATTCGTCGAATGCTCTAGTGTGTTAAGTATCTCTGTTTTCATTTTATTCAAATACTCCTGTTATAATAATATAGTTATGACAATACAAGACTGGGCTTCCTTAATCGTAGCGATACTTACAATTGTATCATCAATCGCCTTTGCAATCAAGTGGATGGTAAAACATTATCTCAGCGAACTTAAGCCCAATTCTGGATCATCGATGAAAGACCAAATGTCAAGATTAGAGTTGGCTGTTCAGGAACAAAAAATTAATTCCGAAGAATCACGAGATCGCCAAGAAAGAAAACTAGACGAATTGTATAGAATTTTGCTTGAACATATTGCTAAAAATGACAAGAAGTAATTAAAATGATACCAAAGATTATTTGGCAAACTCACGAAAACAAATATAACGATCTGTTACCATTTCAAAAAGACATTACAAACACTTGGAAAAATCTAAATCCAGGGTGGGAATATAGATATGTCGGAGCAGAAGAAAGATCTTTGGCAGTAAAAGAATATGATGAATTTTTACATAGTTATTATTTAGAGTCTGCTAAAACACACCAATCAGATATTTGGAGATTAGTTACAATTTATAATCACGGAGGATTTTATTCCGATATGGATGCTGTATGTGTTAAAGGTATAGATGAAACATTATTAAATATTTATGACGGTAAAGACCTTGTATTTTCTCCAGAGGGATTTCAACATTCAGGTATAGGATCTTCAAATTTTGGCGCAGTAAAAAATAATAAAATTATTAAAGAAATGATAGATAAAATTATTTTAGAATATAGAAATACAGACATAAAAGATATTCCAAATTTACCTTTTGCATCTTTAGAAAATAGAATTGTATCAGAAGTAGCAATGAAAAACAAGGAATTAATATTTTTTAATAATGATTATTATAGTCACGCTGCTGAATACAAAACCTTGTTTAATAGTAATTTAGATGTTGTATTTAACAAAGAAAAAATTAATTATCACACACTTTGCATTAATATGAATTGGCCTATATACTATATATAAAGATAGTTTTTAAAACTATAAAGATAGTTCTTTTTTCTTATATATTTAAAGTATACACTATCGCAATCCTGGCTAAAACAGACTTATGGTATCAAATCGGACATTCTTTATTATAACAATTTGATAACTTTAAATATCAATGTCCATTTTGTCTATTATGGTATAATTTTATTACTGGCTAATACCTTGGTTTGTCCTATACCCACCAATCAAGGTATTAGTCTTTTTTATGGTATAATCACATTATGACTATGCATGGACCAGAGGTTTTTGGAGCAGATCCAGCCAGAATTAAATGGCAAATTGTTAGAGGCGACACCTCCCCACTTCGTGTTGAATTTTTAGATGATGATGAAACCACATATTTTGATACCTCTGATTGGACGTATGAGGCTACTTCTTATGATCCTCAATCTGATGCTCTTGATTCCCTGGAAATTACACCTGGAGCAGGATATGTAGACATTATGGCACCAGCATCAATTACAGAACTATGGGGTACTGGCTATAAAACAATAGTAACAGAACTAACCTTTGATCTACAGGTTACAATTGACTCAGACACAATCTGGACTCCTCTGATTGGAACCATCTCAGTAATTGGCGATGTTACAGGTAGCCTATAATGGCAGTAGTAAAAATTACAACCCCTAGACCTGAGTTACCATCAGTGGTTAGAATTAAAAACAAAACTTTTAAAGTAAATAAATAATCCCGTGAGATAATGTCCTTATGGCTGCTTCTAAATCTATGGACTTCCCTGGTGCAAAAAAATCTTCTTATGCTGCTCAAGTAGAGCAAAGTCAAATCTCTACATATCAAGAAAATACTCTTTCATTTCTACCAGTTCCTGGACCACAAGGTCCTCAAGGACCAGCAGGAAGAGATGGTAAAGATGGATTGCCAGGTCCTATAGGTCCAGAAGGACAAAAGGGGCAAAAGGGAGAAAAGGGAGCAACTGGACAAAACGGGTTAAGTTCTTTATCTTCTTCAGGACAACAGGCTGGTTGGGCCTCATATGAAAACACTATTGACAAACCAATAAAACTTGGAATCTCTCAAGGCGATGATGGGTGGGTGACATTGTCATTAGACACAAAAGAAAAAACTCAGAATGAGACATACCTTCCAAAAGGATGTACCAGTCTTTGGAACAGCCACCAGCGAGCCCTAAACTTTCATGGTATCAAAGAAGGATCCCAAGTATTTGTAACATATAACTTTGAACTAACGACATATACCGCTAATACAGAAGTTTGGCTAAGGACATATTTTGCAAGCAAAGACAAAGAGTTTGTCCAGTTGGTTGGGTCTTTTAAATATCAAAACGTTTATAACTTATCAGCAACACAGCAAATATTTATTGAAGATCAAGCCATGTGGGGCAATGGAGCAGTGCCTCAAATCAGAACAGACTTTGACTCATCCGTAATCCTCAATTCTGTCTACGTCAGCGTGGTATAATAAAACCATGGCATTTCCAGCGACCTATGACTTTAATTATTATAAGGGTGATACCTTTGAGTTTCGTATCTACCCGAAAAAGGACGACGGAACATCTCACCTTTTAGGTGCTTTTACAGTGCCAACAAATTTTGCAAATAGTCCAGACTATGCTTTGGACGTTTCAGCCCCATATGATAGCGCTCAGTTTACAATATCTACCGTTCGTGGATCTGCAGGAACCCCAATTAAATGTTTTGCTAAAATATCAGATGACGGAACATTTGTTCAGTGTGCAATTAGACCGTCTGACTCAGTAGAACTAAATGCTGGAACAGAGTATGTCTATGACGTTGAGGTAAGGGCAGCAGAAGGAAATTACGAAAATCCTTTTTATGAAAAAGTATACACGCTGATGACAGGCAAGATAACTATTACAGACCAAGTTACTGGAGCAAATCCAAATAACCGTCCAACACTTTCAAACTATAATATTAGAGGAGTCACAAAACCAGTTAAAGGAGCAACACCAGTTTCATCAGTATTTGAAACAGCAGAACATTCAGGAACAGTCTCCTGGTTTGAATCTAATGGAACAACTCCTTTGGTTGGAAATTTTGTTGCTTCAACAGTGTATCTTGCAAAAATTACAGTAAGTGCAAAGCAGCCATATTCTCTTATTGGAACTCCAGCAAATAAGTTTACAGTAGAACACGCAACACTTGTTACAAATCCAATTGACTCAGGAATAGTTACTGCAGTATTCCCTGCAACAGGTGCTTAATAATGGCAGACATACTATTATCAAATGATGATATGGCGGTCTTTGGTGGGCCAGCAGAAATAAAACTTGATTTAGATTTTGGACCACCAGGTGACCGTGGAAGTATTATTGTTGGCGTTCAGGGAGATCCAAGAAACGCTAGTGTAGCAAATTTAATTGCTCAAGATGTTCAAGCATTAGACCTTGCTGTTGATTATAGTCCAAGTTCAGATACATACAGAACAGTTTTTCAATATATCTCCACTCCATCAGGTACTCCTCAGTGGACTCCTCTTGTTAGTTTAAAAACAGATTTTTACTCAGATATAAAAGGTCCTTTTAGTCCAGTAAATGGAAAGATAACAATTCCACCAATCAATGTTACAGATATCTATGCTTTATCAGATGGGACTGTGAGTTCTTCCAGATTCAGCATTCAGTACTCAATATCTTCGTCAGAAACATCTGGACCACTAGCAACAAACCTTATAGTAAAAGACTTAATAACAACACAGGGATTCTTAGCACTACCACTTGAAATAAAGGGAGTAGAATATGTAGATGGAGTCTGGTCAGATATGACTGGGCCTAAACTTGTCCACCTATTTATTACGGTGGTATAATGAAAAAGGGTGATCTATAGTGGCAGCAGAAAATATTGACAATACCGTTAATGGTACTGGACTATTTAATGCCAAAATCCCAGGTCTTGGAGATGCAGCCGATATTCAGGCAGCGCTCAGACTATATCACTATGGATCCTATACTTATGATGGCGCAAATACAACACCATCAAACCTTGTATCCCCTTCAATAGCAAAACACCTTCAAAACCTTGTAGATGCCGACGCAGCAGAAATAGTAAATAGAGATGCAGCCATCGCAGCACACAATGCAGCCACAATAAATGTTCACGGAATAGCAAACACAGCCCTTCTTGCAACAAAAGCATATGTTGATTCTGGAATAGATAACTCTACCGTAAATCAGTCAACGCTTGCAGGAGTTGGAATTGACTGGAACTCAGGAACATTCCAATTTGATCTTGAGCCAAGCATTTCAAATACCTCAACAGTTATTACAAAAAATTCTAGTTTTACATTAGAGTTGGCAGATGTTAGCAAGACTATTCTTTTGTCAACATCTTCACCAATGAATTTAACTATCCCGCTAAATTCTTCAGTTGCAATTCCAGTTGGATATCAATATCATTTTATTGAATTTGGTTCAGAAAAAACAACTTTTGTTCCAGCATCTGGTGTGACTATTAATAGTAAAAATTCACAATTATTCTTAGATGGAAGATATAGCAAGGGAACTTTAATAAAAGTTGCAACAGATAGTTGGGTTTTGTATGGAGATATATATGAAGGTGTTGCTGTAGCAACTACTACAACCGCAGCACCGACAACCACTACAACTACTACAGCAGCGCCAGCCACTACAACTACTACAGCAGCGCCAGGAACTACATCTTCAACACCAGCACCAGCCACTACAACTACTACAACAACAGTCGCACCAGGAACTACATCTTCAACACCAGCAACAACTACAACCACGACTGCAGCAACAACAACTACAACTACGACTGTAGCGCCAGTAATTACACCAACAATTAGTTCTTTCTCTGCTCAGTGTGAAAACCCTGACGTAGGAGGATGTACCGATACACAAACACAACAGGCTATCTGGACAATATTTAACTATTCAAATGCATCATCTTATCAAATAACTGCGTCTCCTTCAACTGCTAATGGAAGCACTTATACAAGTAATGCTAACTCAGATACTGACGCATACCTTGGAATGGCAAACAAGGGAACAACTTATACTTTAACATTAACTGTTTATGCTTCTGACAATCAACAAGGAGCATCTGCTTCTTCAACAATAAGTTACACTGTTCCTTCAGGTGTCACTACAAGTACAACCACGACTACAACAACAACTGCTGCACCAACAAGTGGATATTTTGCCTCATTCTGTTCTAATGGAATTGCAATGACAGACGGAGGATCTCAGTATACATCCGTTGGAGCACTTGAAGCATGGATAAATGGTAATTATGAAAATGTAAGTAATGTTACTTACCAGCAAGGATCTGCTCCTGCACTACCAACTGGATGTGCTGGAACAACTACAACCACTACAACTACTCCAGCACCAACAGGAACAACTTATTATGCTTGCTGTACTAATGGAGCAGGAGTCAGTGGAACTTACGCTAACAGTAGTGCTGCAGTAACAGGTCTAAACGCTGCATGTGATGCAGATGAGCCAGGAATAGGAAATACTACACAGGGTGGGGTTTCTACAACACCAACTGGATGTAATCCTACTACAACTACTACAACAACAGTCGCACCAGGAACTACATCTTCAACACCAGCAACAACTACAACCACGACCGCAGCAACAACAACTACAACTACCGTAGCACCAGTAACATCAGGAGTCTGGTACACATATTGTGGCAGCGTAAGCGCAGGTTATAGTCCTGGAACAGTTGTCGGACCACTGTTTGAAGCAGGAACAACGTGTAGTGCGATATTTAATGAAATGACATCTATGGGAGAAATTGGTTCAGGATGGAACTGTGCAGCAGGAACATCAAATACACCTTCTGTTTCACCAGCAAGTTGTGGAGTAACTACTGCAACAACTACTACGACTGCAGCACCAACAACTACAACAACAACGACAGCAGCAACTACGACTGCAGCATCAACTTCGCCAGCACCAACAACTACTACGACCCCAGCACCAACAACTACAACAACTACGACAGCAGCAACTGGATGGTTTGCTTCATTCTGTACAAACGGAGTTGCAATATCAGACGGAGGATCTTCCTTTACAACTCAATCATCACTTGCTAATTGGATAAGTGGAAATTATGATGGCGTAAGCAATATTACTTATCAACAAGGGTCTGCACCAGCATTGCCAAATTGTACAACTACAACTGCAGCACCTCCATTCTTCCCATATTTTGCTCCTGCAACAACTACGACTGCAGCAACTACGACCCCAGCACCAACCACAACTACGACTGCAGCAACTACGACCCCAGCACCAACCACAACAACGACTGCAGCAACTACGACCCCAGCACCAACCACAACAACGACTGCAGCAACTACAACTGCAGCACCAACAACTACTACGACCGCAGCAACTACAACCGCAGCCACAACTGCAGCAACCACAACTGCAGCCACAACTGCAGCAACCACAACTGCAGCACCAACATCTGGGGTAACCTGTACATCGTTTGACGTATCTATTGGATGTTGTGCTTCTACTGGATGTAGTACTGGCTGTGGAAGCGGAGCAAGTTGTTCAAACCCACCATTTGATAGGTGTTTCGGAGGAGGATACAATTGTTAACAGATATAGATATACAGTTTGTTAGAGGAAACGACGGTATAAATGGAGTACCGTTAGTTTGGGTAATTGATGGACAATGCATATATGATATACCAACATGGAACGAATATAAAGAAATGTTTATGTCTAGCAATACAGTAATTGATGTATCTCAAAGTTATCCAAATCATGACGGGATAACAGTTAGATTTATTAAAGATGGATCAATGATCAATGAATTACAAACTTCTGAATATTTTGGAAGCGTCTTATTAAGCAATCCATTAGTTCTTGATTTAAGAGACTACCCATATGGAAGATATGTTCAATCTCCAAATGCCACTTTTGACGGAGAAAAATTTACTATAACGAATAGAGACATGGCAGATTTAATTCCTTGGGCTCCAACACAGCCACAATACACTGAGTGATATCGTGTATAATAGAATAACAACTATTTAGGGAGAACAAATGTCAAAGTCAGCATGGGAAAAATATAAAGAAAAAAATGGAGTAACTCCATTAGACTTACTAAACCCAATGACAAAACATGCTGCCGATGATTTAGCAGCATCAAGAATGTCAATATGTAGAGCATGCCCAGAGTTAATTTCTTTAACCTCTCAATGCAAAAAGTGTGGATGCATTATGTCTATAAAAACTAAACTTGAAGCAGCCAAGTGTCCAATAGGTAAGTGGTAATATGAAATATCAATACAAAATATCAATGGCACAAATTGACCCCAATGGTCTTTGTAATGTAGGCTGTTGGTTTTGTCCAGTAAGATATGCAGAAAATCCTTTGGCACAAAGAACAAATATGCCAATTGAAACCTTTGAAAGCATTATTAATCAACTTGTTGCAGGTAAAGGCACGTTTGTTTCTGATAATTTTGATTTTATATATACGGCACACTACAACGAAGTTCTTCTTTATAAGTACTTTCCAGAAATGCTAGAGGTTTTAAGAAAAAACAAGATAAGAACCATTGTGTTAACTAATGGAACGCCACTAACTAAAGCAAGAACTGACCTTATTAGAGAATATCAAGATGTTGTTCATGGTATTTGTTTTAATATTCCTGCATCAGATCCAGAAGAATGGGCAAAAGCAACAGGAAAACCCGTAAAAATGTTTGATAAATTAATAGAGCAGGTGACATATGCGGTAGAGCAGTTGCCAGATATGGTAACAAGCAAAGCCATGTCAATACAAGTAAACGGTATTAATAAAAATTCTCTTGTAGAGTATGGTGGTTGGATTCAACAGTTAAAAAATGCTCCAGAAATGGACATAGATCTTGAAACTGGATTACTTGCAAGAATGACAAATGGTTGGAGAGAAAAGTTTCCTGGACTACAAGTATACGAAATGCCATACCTTGTAGATAGAAATGGTCACTTAGATACTCATCAAATTATTACAAATAAGGCTGCTATTGAGAGCAAAGAGAAAAAAGGCAAGGAAAGAGTAGTTGGTTGTGGTAACGGAAGAGAAGTAGGTGGCAGACCAAATGGATGGCTACACGTTGCTGCTAATGGAGACACCTTTATTTGTTGTAATGACTACGATTTTGAAACGGTATTTGGAAATATAAACGATAAGCCAATTAGCGATATATGGATGAGCATTGAGCATAAGTTAATGACAGTTAAGTCATTTGAAAACTTCTGCAGAACATGCGTTCATGCGATTTGGGGTGACTAATGGCCAGCATATTTGTTCAGATAGCAGCATATAGAGATTTAGAGGTAACCCCTACAATTCTAGATGCAATAAAGCAGTCATCTGGGAACCACACAATTAATTTTGGTGTTCACACAGTTTATGTAGATGAATCAGAGATTAATGTTCCTGATTTGCCTAATGTTAAGCATGCTGAAAGCAAGGCTCCAGAAAATATTGGTTTGGGAATCGGAAGAGCCCTTGCTCATCAATTTTATGATGGCGAAGATTATTATCTTCAATGCGACTCACATTCTAGATTTATTAGTGGTTGGGACGAAGTTGCCATAAACTCGGTTTTAAATTATCAAATTCAGGGAATTCACAAACCACTTCTTACAATGTACCCAGCAAATTACTGGTATCCATCTGCAACCGCTAAGTTTGTAGAAAAAGATTTTCTACCACCTGGCCACTTATCTAATATCTCATTTCATGAAAAGCCAGATCAGTTTAGGCTAACAAGAATTCCACAACAAACAGCAATGCCGATCCTCGATGGAAATAGATTTGTAAAGTCAGTATCTGGAGGATCAATATTTACTGTTAAAGGATTTTTACCTTTCAACACAGACATTGCATTTTACGGAGAAGAAATATGGTTGGCAGCAAGGGCCTACACGCATGGGTATGACATATTAGTTCCTGATGAGCAGTATATGTATCATCTTTACTATAATCACAACATTGCAGGTGAAATAAATAAGAGAAAGATTCTTTGGACAGACTACCCTGATGAATTTAACCGTTTAGATTTAGTATCTAAACAATTAATCTATAAAACTTTAACAGAAGGAACAGTTGGAGATATGTTGCTTGGAAATGAAAGAACTCTTCTAGAATATGGAACATTTGCTGGGCTTGATTTTATAAATGGTGAAATAGTTGAAAACTGCTAGCGTAGTTTTGACTGGATCATTTGGTTATGTTGGATCAGCAACAAAAGAACTTTTAATAAAAAATGGATATAACGTTATAGAGTTTGATAAAAAAAATAACAATGACACAAGAAACATATTTAAACTATTTTGTTTGTCTTTAAAAAAACCAAAAGCAATAATTCACCTGTCTGCTAAAAAATCAATTACAGAGTCTGTAAAAAACCCTATTCTTTATTATTTAAACAATATAGGATCTACCTTGTCTGTTGCTTTAGTTTCTAAGGTTTTAAATATACCAGTTATATTTGCATCCTCTGCAGCAATATATAATCCATACAACCCATATGCCAAATCAAAACTTTTAGAAGAAAAAATATTAAAAATTTTATGTAAAAAACTTGTTATTTTAAGATATTTTAACATTGTTGGAAAATCTGACAAAATAAAGGATGAGCAAGGTGGAAACATATTTTCAATAATTAGTAAAAATCCAAATATAAACATTAATAGCGTTTCTTCAACAAGAGACTATGTCCATATTTTAGATATAGCAAAAGCCAATGTACTATCTATTGAGTATCTTAAGGATAACGACTTTTTGCTTACAGATATTTTTACTGGAAACCAGTTTACTATGATTGATCTGGTAAACGAGTATAAGGCTAATGGTGTTACTATTACTTATACCGTTTTAAATTTGCCAGACCTAACAGTTCTATCAGAAATAGATAACAGAGATCTTCTTGGCTGGTTCCCTTCTTACACTTTCTCAGATGGGGTTAAGTCAGAAGTTAATTTTAGATAATAAAATACCCCCAAGGATTTCTCCAAGGGGGTATATTATTTTATAGATTATTTAGGAAATTTATTCATCCACATTCTGGTCTTTGGAGTAATGCCCTTCCAAGAAGACCAATCTTCTCCACCATTTGTCATGTAGTATGCAATCTCTGCATTCTTGACGGGGTTGAAGAGTTCGGCATTAGAGTCAAGATCAAACTTAGTCCTACGATCAGGACCAAGGGTATCAATCATATTGATTTGGAACATTCCATAAGATGAATCACCAGTCTTGTGGTTGCCATTAAAAGCCAGTGGTCGCCCATTAGACTCCTTTTTAGCAACTGCCCAAGCAACTACAAGGTCTTTACCCTTGAATCCTACTAGCGAAAGCAGTTCCTTTAGTTCTAAATCAGTCAGAGAAACCTTGTTCTCAAAACTCTCTAGTTTTTTTGCTTTAGAAACCAAAAAAACCTCTTTCGAGGCGGTTTCCGATGTCTGAGCCTGTTCTATGCTCAAGTTGTTTTTAGTATCAAGACCCGAATCAGCATTGGCTCCGTTCGACAAAACAGTTACTAATGCTACGATACTGAGTGTGCTAATGATCTCTTTGTTTCTTTCGATAAATTTAATCATAGTTTCCTCCTTAGAAAACAATAACACCTTGGTAGGTGTTACTACCTAGTATAACACAAAAATTTATCAAAAGTCAACTTTAGAGGGTGGTATAATAAAGATTATGCCACAGACATCCTCAGCATCTAATTATCCTACTATGACGTACCCTATTGCGTCAGATCCTGTTAATGTACACGGAGACTTTAAAGTACTGGTTGATGCTTTAAATAATATACTGCCATCTTTAGGAATGACAAGTGTTTCATCTCCCGTAAGAAATGTAAGTTCATCTATTTCTATTTTAACAGGAAAGCCAGTATTTATTTCGGGGGTAACGACTTATGAAGGAAAAGCAATTCCAACTGTAGAATTATACAACCCATCAAGTCCTACTCATAACCCAGATGTCCCAATTCTTGGATTAATGCAATCGGACACACTGCCTTCTACAAACGGAGTTGTTGTTGTTTCTGGAATTATACAAATGAACACAACAGATTTAGGTACTTCTGGAACAAAAATTTATGTAGATCAAAACGGAGCCTTGGTAAGTGGTCGTCCATCAACTGGCCCAGCAAGATATGTTGGAGTGGTTGCAGTTCAAGCAATTAAATCACTTGGTGGAATGATTATAGTTCAAACAAAAGGAAACGGTACTTGGGGTGCACTCAAGGACGGTTTGTCGTGATATAATAACATTATGGCAACTTTAAGAGGATCTCAATCATTATACAATGTAGGCAATCCGCCTCCAACTGTTGTCTGGACTGTAGTTCGTGGAGATACTTCTGGGTTTAAGGTTTATGTTACAGATGATGCAAAGGTCCCGTTAATTTTAAAGGGTGTTGGATCTGAGTGGGACATTGCCATGAAGATTAAAAGACCAACCCTTGCATCAGACAAAGGAGTCATCACTGATAATGCAACTACAATAATGGCTTTGCATCCAGTTGCAGATGAAGATGACCTTGTTGGAGAGTTTACAGTTTGGCTTACAGCAGAAGAATCCAATGTCTTGCAGACAGGAGACATCTTTGATATTCAGGTTAGCGACCCAACAAGAGTCTGGACAGTTTGCCAGGGTAGCATGGTTATCCTTGAAGATGTAACAGATTAATGGCCACGGCATTAATACTTGATGAACTTAATGGTAAAACCAAAAAAATTTTTTCTATTGATTATCCTGTAGTTCAAGTAGAAGAAATAACAAGAAACACCGTAATCACAGACATACTTCCTTTTAGAGTTAAGTTTTCAGCCATTCAAATTGTGGCTATTGGTTTGGGCAATACCCCAGCAATTCCACTACAGGTTATTGGATATAGCAACTACATCCTCTAATAGTCTTATTAAACAGGTGATATAATATCGATATGGCTAAAGTATCAATTCCATCAGTTAAGACTCTATTTCAAACAGGAGATAGACCTACTCAAGAAAATTATGAAGATTTAATTGACACCGCATCAGCCCAAGCAACAGATTTGGGTTCTGCTGGTAACAATGAAAATACAATCACTGGTATTGAGAACGTAACTGTTGTTGATAACTTTGACGCTACAGTTTGGCGTATGGTCAAGTATATTGTTTCAATATCAAAGACCACTGCAGGGGACAACAAGTTCTATGCAACCGAACTAACAATTCTCGTTGACGGTACAAATGTAAATGTCAGCGAATACGGAACAATCGACAATGATGGGAATATTGGCACCATTAATGTCTCTCGCACTGGAAATACCGTGGCCTT